ATGCAAGCATAGGACCCGCGCATTTTTGAGGTGTGGGGTGGGAGTTCCCCCATCTCCATTACACCACATCACTTAACACAGCATACACTAAGAGTATACTACATCCATCGTAATATTGCGATAAAGCGAAATGTTTCTCTTATCTCAGCTAAGGTTGGGTGTTTAGTTGGGGTATAGCCATTAGCTTGATGCTGGCTGACTGCTATCTTCTCGCCTAAGGTAGTTTTTAGCGATTCTAAGAGACTTTCTCCCCTTGGTTGGTATATGGACATACCTAATTGCAGATAGTTGCTTAGAGAGAGCTTTATCCGATTGCCTTCGGGATTTTCTTTTTTTTTAGTTTTTTTCTTTTTATTAACTAAGTTATAACTGATAATAAGTATATAACATTATAATGTTCAATATAGGAGGTGGAAACAACTTTCCAAACTTTTTCTTTAGTAGTTTTCCGCAGAAATAGGGATTGTACAAGTAGGATATAGTGATTAGAGGCTATTTATAATCTGCATAGAGTATAAGTTTTTTAAGGTTTACACGAAGTTTACACGGATTTTACACGGACAACGTATTGATTTACAGAGGCTATGGAGGGGTCAGCGCACAATGCGCATCCAATGCGTATCCAGTCATAGTACTACATTAGCTTTGTTGATAAGAAATGCTTTTTTCTAAAAGTAGGGCATACCCCATATTTTTTTTTAAGTGACTAACTCAACTTTTATGGAAAGTTTGTACCTTGCGCCTTCAAACCACTAACAACCAATAAGATGTCAGATCAGGAAAAGCAACCTATCCGCATTACCATGCGAGCAAACGGCATAAGAGTCTCTGTCGAGCTTCCTGCCGAAACCGCTAATGAAGAGATAGTAGAATCTATTAAGAAGATTGTTTCCGAGACAATCGATGTTCCATGCCCACAACCTTTCGAGCTATGAGCGAAATGGAACGCTTAGAGACCGAGCTACTCGGATACAAGGAGGTAGCCAACAAACTGCACGATGCCTTAGTGATTGCCATCCAAAAGCTGGGTAGCTACGGCAAGCATGATGACATAGATAGAATAGTCCAGGCAGCAGGACTCGAATACCTTAACACCGTAAATGACGAAAAATGAGCGAAGAGATGGACGAGCAGGGTTACTACCCCACTCAGATAACAGAGCCTATTAAGAAGGGCAAGAAGCAGCTTGAGCAAGAGCTTGAGATAGCTACCAAGATGATTGGGCAGCTAAGGGCAGAGATGGTCTCTATGAGGCTACAAGTATCGAATTATAAGAAGTACATATCAGAACTTAAAAGTAAAGAAGATGTTCAAGAATCAGAAGACTAAGATATCCTTAGAACACTACGACATAACGCTATCTGCAGAAATGCCAGCATCATCCGACTATACGCAAGTGATGGATGCTTTTAACGGATTAATGATTTCAGCCGGGTACAGCAAGGAATGGCTGCTCGAATTTTGTAAGGAGTATGTAGAAGCTAACGAGTACCAAACTAAAGAGAATGACTGAAGAGAAGAAGAAACCCGAGAAGGCTGATCTTAACAAGAACCCCGACAAATACAAGGTCCGCAAGTTCAATCCATCCGATTACGAACTCGTAAAGACTCAGTTTCCTAACGGTAGCTATGGATATGTAGAGAGGAAGAAGTCATGACCGATAAAAAAAGAAATTATGACCGATAGAATCGTGCAGGTAGTTACTGAGAAATTCAAGAGTCGCTCCCGAGTTGGCATTGAAAAGTATGGCACTACCCTATGTCGCAATGAAGCAGAAATCCTTGAACGCCTTACTCACCTCGAAGAAGAACTTATGGATGGACTGCTCTACCTACAATGGATAAAGGAGAAGCTTGTGCCTACTATCGACCACACTACTGATACATCTAATTTTTAAGCTATGGAAGTACTAATATTTTTTCTGAAGGTCTATTCCGTAATTCAGACTAATGCATTCGCCTGGAAAGTCTACTATGTATTTAGCAGAGGTAGGTCTATATGGATTGATTTTAAGTTTAAGAATATAGCAATAGCTTCCCTATACTTAACCGCCCTATACTCTTGGATAATGTAAAAACCCCGAGCTATCACAGCCCAGGGTTTCAAAACAACAAGAAACATCACACCAAAACGATGGATAAGAAGTTGTAAATCTACGAATATGATTCATTTTTTACAATTATATTTGTTTGCCGATTTGGTTTTTAGTGGTTTAATTGGTTGTTTTGTGAATAGGGCTTCTGAGAGGGAGTCCTATTTTTGCATTCTAAGGGCAAAACCAATAAATTTGCACCATGTCTGAAGAGGAAAAGATAAAGCTTCAAAATATTGAGAAGCGCAGGTCACAGATAAAGCCTATTACCGGCCCAAGCGACCCACGCATCTTACTGCGTAAGCAAATAGCTGAAACCAAGAAGAAGGACTTGAAGAATATGCTTGAGAGGGAACTCAACAAAAGCATTAACGGAGTCACTCGTATGGAAGGCTTAATTGCGAGAATGGTCTCCGAAGGCATTAGAGGCAACATGAGAGCCATAGAGCTTATCCTTGCCTACATCTATGGAAAGCCACAGAACGCTGTACAGCCTAATAACGACAAGCCATTCGTGCTTGAACTTAGCGATGGAGAAGATAAAGCAGTAGTAAAGGGAGACGCTATGCCTAATATTATTGAGATAGAGGCAGAAGAAGATGAAACTGACTAAGAGACAAACCGAAGCCTATCGGATGGCTATTGCTGGAGAGAAACAGTTCATTCTCTTTGGGGGAGCTATCCGTGGTGGAAAAACTTATTGGCTGCTTCTAACCTTCATCTCCCTATGCTCTAAATTCCCTAAGAGCCGATGGGTGATTATCCGTGCGAATATGCCAACCCTTGAGCGCACTACCCTTGTTACTTTCAATTCTATACTGAACGAAGGTCTCTCGCAGTATATCTCTACCTGGGACAAGAAGACTCAGACTGTCACATTCACTAACGGCAGCGAGATACTCTTCATGGGTGAGAACTACGAAACCGACAAAGACCTTGACCGCTTTAAAGGCCTTGAGATAAATGGTGGTGGCATTGACGAGATTAACGAGTGCCAAGAACAAACGCTCTACAAACTCCTTGAACGATCAGGCTCTTGGAACAACTCTGTCGGCAGACCTCCAATCGTAGTACTTGCTACTTGCAACCCTGCCAATAACTGGGTGAAGGAAGAAATCTACGACAAGTGGGTAAAGAAAACTCTACCCGAGACTTGGGCCTACATCCCATCCAAGATTACAGACAACCCTTACATCCCTGCCGACTATCTCAAGTCGCTTCAAGCCAATATGCCCGAGTATGAATACCTCCGATTCGTTGAGGGTGATTGGGAAGTTAATGAGAAGCCTGAGAACCCATTTTTTATCGCCTTTGACGGACGAACTCATGAGAGCATGGACATTTCCTTCAACCCAAATATTCCGTTGCTTATATCGCTTGATTTTAACTTGCAGCCATTCGCAGGAATAGTTGCTCAGAAATGGAGCGACAACATGGGGGACCACTTCCACATTATTGATGAGTTCAATGTGGTGGATGGTAGCATACCTAAGATGATAGATGTGATTAGGGACAGATACGAACCTTACCTGCCGATGTGCCTAATTACCGGTGATGCCATGGGTAAGCGTGGAGATTTGTCTCAGAGAGATAACGCCAACTACTACGAACAGCTCGCAAGGGGATTGAACCTCCGCACGAATCAGATAAGAGTGCAGCCAAACCCTAAGCACGAGAATAGCCGAGCGCAATGTAATTACATCCTTCGCAACCACCCCGACTTTAAGGTGAATGCTAAGAAATGCCCTAATACGGCAAGGGACTTCAAACAGCTTAGTTGTGATGCAGCAGGCAATATCATAAAGAAGAATCGTAATATTATAACGCAACTCGCTGACCATGGTGATGCTGTACGATATGCATTCAACACGTTTTTAGGTGATTGGTATATTACCCACCTTAAAAAAAGTAAATACAAAACTTTACCTTTACAATAAAATAGTAAAGTTATGAGCTGCCTTGAATGTACCGATTGTCTTGATTTGGGAACTTACGATATCTGCTGTGAAGAAGTCTTTATCGGAAGGATGCCCGAAGAAGAAACCGAGTATTTGTTACTGATTAAAGATTTGTCTCTTAATTCAATTATTAGGCAGGTGTATGAGTCTTCCGATCAAGGAGACGTTTACCTCATCCCTAACCAAACTAAATTTGCTGTAAATAGAACATATGAAGTCAGAATTTACCCTGCTGATGCTTGCAATTTTGACGATCCCCTTGATATTGATACGGATATCTCTGAGGACCCTCAAAGCTGTGTTTCGTTGGATTTTTTCTATTCCGAATGATAGAACGAGCAATAATAGTTAGCCTGCTGATAGTTGCGACAAGCATCTCATTTGAACCCGAGATGATTTTGCACAAGTTCGCTAAAACGCTGTCTAAGCTATTCCCTGAGGGACATATCCTTAATAAGCCTACACACTCTTGCGTAGGATGCATGGCTTCCATATGGGGGTCTATTTATTATTCAGCAACTTCTTTGCTGCCATATTTTGATTTTAGCTTAATAGAGATGATATTTGTGTGCATAGTATGCATACCACTAAATTTCATTTTCACTAAGCTTGCCTGATGTACAAATTACTTTATAAGCTTTTCAAGAAAGAGCTAACCCAATTGGTTTGGGATGAAACCTACAAGCCCGACACCATGCGTGGCTTAAAGTTCGCCATGGTCTGCGAAGGACACCGCTTCTACGTTTACAGCAATTTGTTCGATGTGCCTATTGAAAGAATGGGTAGAGTTCAAGACTTTATCATCCAACTTAACCGAGTTGTTAGCAATGGTGAGTTAGAGAACTTTGTGGACCAAATGGAGAAGGCTCTATTCGCTGCTACGGCAGGAGACAAAGTAAAAGACCTTGCGAAGATTGGCTTCCTTATTGGCGAACTAAAGGCAAGAAAAGAAATGCTCCTGCATCCCGAGATTATGATGGAGCTTGCTGGTGCGCTTTACATCCGTGAAGACCAAAACCCTGCTGAGTGGAACGATGAGTTCGAGCATAAGAAGGTAGAAATGTTCCGCAACAACTACAATAGCGGTCAGTTGTACGATTTTTTCGTTACAGCCGGGTTGAGTCAATTCTTTCCCAACTTCGAGTCTTTAGAAAAAGACTGGATGATATTGTGGGAGCAATCGACAGCCCGGCTTCAGGCGATGCAGGAGATGTTGAAATCCTCTCTTTAGGGGCAGAACTATACATGAACGATGTCAATTGGAGAGAACTATTCGTCTCCATGGCTAAGGGCGATATACTTGCGTACAACGAGTACATGAAATCTTCATTGGAGAAAGCCTTAACTTTGTTTGCATACAATGTAAAAAAGAAATCTAAGGATGGCTCAAGTTAATATTCAGTATACCGCAGATATATCTAATTTAAACAATGGTTTATCTGAGATAATTAAAAAGCAAGAACAAGCCTCCTCCTCTGCCAAAAAGCTTGGGGATGATTTGTCTGATGCTGCCAAAAAAGCCAAATCCGAAACAGATAAGCTTGATTCTGGAATAGCAAGGCTAACCGCAGCAATCACTTCTGCATTTGCGGCATCTAAGGTTATAGAGTTTACAAAAACCTTAATCGAAGCAGAGAGAAAGATAGAACTACTTCAAAACAGATTAAATTTTCTTGCTGGGTCTGCCTCCTCGGGGGAACAGATGTTTACAAGGCTTGAGGCAATTAGCAGAAGGCTTGGATTGAGCTTAGAGGATACTGCTGAAGGATTGGCTTCTTTCGGTATCGCTGCACAGCAAGCTGGGTTCTCCGCTCAAAAATCAGAAAAAATATTCGTTCAAGTAGCATCGGGTTTACGAGCCGCTGGTGCTTCTTCATTACAGACCCAAAGAGCCTTCTACGCATTACAGCAGATGATGTCTAAGGGGGTGGTTGCTGCGGAAGAATTAAGAAGGCAGTTGGGTGAATCTTTGCCTGGCGCATCTGACTTAATGACTAAGGCTTACAATAGACTGCATCCTGCCGCTAATTTAACAAGCCTTGAGTTTACCAAGCTTCTTGAAAGCGGTAAAATAATTTCTAAAGACATATTGCCTGAGTTTGCGATGGTTATTGAAGAGACATTTGCTCCTGCTCTATCAGGAAAGTCAAACTCTTTAGACGCTTCATTAAATAGGGTTAATAACGAGATTCTAAAGCTGAAGCTAAACATAGGTAATGCCGATTGGTTTAAGGCTGCCGCAAAAGTTATATCAGACTCTTTATATGAATTAAATGCAGTACTCTCTTCTGAAAGCCTTAGCACGTTAGATAAGATATATGCATCTCTATTTGTGGGTGACCCCGAAAAAACAAAAAGAGCGGTTGGTGCTTTTGATATGATTAATACTGCTATTAATGAGCAGAATAAAAATACAGAACAAGCAATAATTACAAACAATGTCTTTGGCAAGCAATTAGACAAACAAACAGATAAGTATAAAAAAATGTCAGAAAATCAAAGAAGTCTGACAAAACAACAACTTGAATCTGAATTTGACAAAAACAAAAAACTAATTAAAGAGGCAGACAAAATGAATGTCTCTGAGCGAATTAGAAGGAATAAAGAAATAACTGATGCAAAATCAAGAAATGAATTTCTTTCTGCCCTTAGGATGGAATATTATAATCTTGACGAAGAAAGAGCAAACGCATCTTCCAAGGCTACAAAAATAGAAAACCAAGGGCTACGAGACTTTATTGCTTTGCAAAAAATAAGATTAGCAGAGGCAGTAAAAGGCAGCGAGGAAGAGTTGTCTATAAAGCAAACCCTTATAGTTGCTGAAGCACAATTGAGGGCTGAGGGAGAAAAATTAACCGCCAAAGAGAGAAAAGCTATAATGGAGCAGTCTTATAGAGAGGCTGAGGAATTAACTAAAGGATACAACGATAGAATATTCAAAGAATATCAAAATGCTATAAAATCAGGAGAAAAGTTTGCTAAAGACTTAAGGAAGACCTTTAGAGAGGGGCTGTATGCTACCATAACTGACCCAATGCAATTAGAGATTGAAAAGACGATAGATTACTATAATGACCTTATAGACGAAGCTGAAAAGATTGGGGGGGATACAGTTGCATTAGAAAAAGCAAAATATGCTGCAATAGATGCTATAAGGAAAAAATCTGCGGATAAAGAGAAGGCTGAAAGAAGAGATTTATTTCAAGAACAGGTGAGAGAAGTGCAGATAATTACAAATGCATTTTCTGAGTTTTTTAGCTCAAGACTTGAATTGGAATCTGAAACTGCTAAGTCTGCATTAGACAATCTTGAGCAAAGATTTAATAAAGGGCTTATATCAGAAAAGCAATATGAAGAGCAAAAGCTTAAATTACAAAAAGAAGCTTTTGAAAGAGAGAAGAGCCTTCAGATAGCAAGGGCTATTATGTCGGGAGCTAATGCTATTTTATCTATTATAGGCAATCCAACAACCGCTGCTCTTGCTCCAGTATTAATTCCATTGGCTTTAGGCACAACGGCTACCCAGCTTTCCATTATTGAATCACAAACTCCAGGATTTAAGGAGGGCGTTATTGGACTAAATGGCCCAGGAACTGAAACTTCGGATAGTATATTGGCAAGATTGTCTAAAGGAGAGTCTGTAATGACTGCTGCTGAAACAAGGAAGCACAAGGATGTGCTTGAGGCAATTAGACATGATAGGCTTCCAAGCCTAATAGCAGAAAAGTATATTATACCTGCATATAAAGATTCTATGGATAAGCCAAGAAAGGCTGCTTCTGATGCCACAAGCATGGAGGCTGCTTTTCAAACAGCAGAGCTTGTTCAAGCTATAAAGGGTAATAAGAAAATAAAAATAGCGAATGTTGACGAGTTTTCTCGTGCAATTAATTCAAAAAGCACATCTGAATATATGGCAAGAAGGAGGAAGTGGTAATGGGATACATAGTATCTATTAACAGCATACAGATAAATGACGAGCCTATGGGACTCGTTGATGCTTCCGTAGAGATGTCGAGAGACCAAGATATGAAAATGGTTTTCAGTAAGTTCATATCTGATTTAGTTTTTTGGGGAGATGGCTATTCTGTTCTAAAGTCACAAATAGCATTATTAAGCAATATTTGCGATGCAGTTCCAATAAGCATAGTGGAAGATTGCGCAAATGGCTTTGAGTTTAATGGCGTTATATTTCCTTCTGATATAGAAGAGAATCTTACTAAATGCACAATAAAGGCTACCATAGAAGATGATGATCTTGAGTCTCGAATAGTTAGGTTAAAAGACTTGTCCGTTACGATAAATGGCGGAAAGACTTTAAATGGATTGGCTCTTGCAAATCTAACGACAACAACTCTTGCTGGAAGGCAGTATTGGTATTTAAAAGACGTGCTTCAGTATATAGTAAGCTACATTACAGACTCATCTGTATCTATTGACTCTTCTTTAATAAACACAAATGTTTTTAGGCAACAGGTCTTAATTATTGCTATATCGGGAGCAATCCCAACTGCTGGGCAGACATTGGTTATTTCTTATGTGGACATTTATGGTAAGCTGCAAACAATTAATTTTACATACACCGCAACTCTTACATTAGAGCAAGAGCTTCGAATAGCTTTAAATCAAAACGTAGTATCATTAAGCAATCTTGGTGGTATAGACTTTACTTTCCCTATCTCAACAGAGTTTAATTTACCTACTGGATTAAGGTTAGAATTTTGGAATACATCTAATTTTTCTATAAACTCTTCGGGAATGCCGGGGGTTGTGTTCACCATAACTCAGCAGCAGTCTTATTCTTATGGATTGGCTAACGTGCTGATTTCGCCCGATATAATTTATAGAGCAGTATCTCCAGCTACTCCAGCCACAAATACAACCGGACTTTCTTTCTTGGATGTATTTACTCCTATAAATTCAATGGCAAATGTGGCTATGAAATTTTATAGGTCAGGAAGCTCAAGTTTTCTTAAAATAGAGCCTGAGGAAGACTTTTTTAATTCTTCTTCTCTTTCTATATCTGTAAGAGAAGTAAAGGATTTAATTAAAAGACCATACGACCAATGGGGTATATCTGAATTAGAGGTGTCTTCTTCTGCGAGTGATATATGGAATATATTCAATAGCAATGGATATGTTGGTGAGATATGCGGAAACTCAGACTATACTGCAAATTTTGGAAGATTTAACCAAGCTGGCTCAGGTTCTTCAGAAGATTATGTTTATGTAACAAATTTTTTCTCTTCCACTCCTTTTGACGGAACATATACAATTTCTTGGAGAGCAGGAGGGTCTGTTTCAAGTGCGCTTATAGGTGGCGTTATTCAAATGTCTCACTATTTAGTAGCAAGACAATGGGCGTTTAGGGCAAATACTCTTACTTACAGAGGTAATGAAATGAAAAATCCAAATGCTCTTTTGTTAAATAATGAACTAAGCTTTAGTCATCCGTTAACGATATCTGAATACAATACGCTTTCTTCTAATCTTGAAGGGTACTTAAAGGTTAATGCTTTTAGCAACGTATCTTTGGACATTGATGCATACGTCCTAAATGTTCAATATAAAATAAAGAACGGCATGACAACCTTTCAACTTATATCAGAATGAGTACATACACCATAGTCCCTAACCAGCCTCTCGGATGGAGCGCTACAATTCCTACTGACGAATGCGGATGTGATAAGCACGAATACTGCGCTCCACTTTTGTTCGAGTTTAGCAACGCTGTATATGATGCCTACACGGCTCGTGCGGTTGCTGATGGGGCATTGCCAAGCGATATCCCCGAGGCTTGTATGGAAGAGATAATGGATGCCTTCTACGAGCTTTCAAGGTCTGTAAGGTATGTGTCTGAAAACATATCTTTTCTTTATGAAAAAGACGGAGAGGAGCAGGCTTGCGATAACTTAGGAGTAATACTTGAGGATGAGAGGGCAGTTGTACTAACTGACGAAACAACTCTTTTAGAGCCTGAGGATAGAGGCTATGTCGCTGGAGCAATAGGATTCAATACACAAGGCGGAGGTCCCGAACCGATCCCTCAGAGTATGGACTTTACGGCTTACGACTTTCTTGCTCAAGATTGCGTAAACACCTTCGGCTTTACCATTACCCCTGACGATGACTTAGAGTTCCCATGGACTATATCAATAACCAATGAATATGGGGATGTTTACGAAATATCAAGCGGAGATGACCCTGCTGCTGCTTTCTCGGTTACTTTTGATATGATTATAGGTCCAAATGGATTTACAATTGACGTGCCAGCAGATGGAGAAGCTATATTTGATGGAATAATAAGTCTTCGTGCTATGTTTGTGCCATGTACTTTTGAGCCATTGGGACTTGTAACTTCCGAAAGCTCCGAGGTCATTGGAGAGCTTTTTGAATCAGAAGTAAGCCTTGAGACTTTTAACGGCATTGATTATGGAATATTCAATGGCAAAATAGGTGTATATGAAATTACTCCTGAGTTAAAATGTGCTTACATTAAGTTTGGTTCAGCGTGTTGTTGCACAGAGGTTTTTTACAGCAAGTGCATAAAGCCGATTACAGACCCTTGCCATACTGTTAAGATAGAATATTGGCAGACACCTACTACAACAGATGGTGCTTTAGGATTTGGTTTCTACTACCCTGCTGCTACTGTTGGAAATGAGTTCAAGCAATTCATGCGTGTATGGGGCGAGGTTCGCAATCCGCAGTATGATGGCGAAATGGAGATGTATCAAGATAGCTTTGGTAGAAAGAAAGTAGTGTATGCTGAGAGCAGAGAGTTCCGTAGCTTCATTATAAACTACTCTCCCGAGTACATCCATAATGCTTTGCGCCTTGCTTGCAGACATGATAATTTTGCCCTTACAGACACTAACTATGGCTTGAATGCTGTAAACTTCTTTACTCGCTCGGAGGCTTACTCTCCTTCATGGATAAGGATTAGCAAGCTTGCTCCAGTTACTTTAGAGGTAGAAAAGCAAGACCAAAACTTAGTTGGTGGTGGCGCAAAAACATTCTGTTCTTAATTGTATCTTTGTGCTGTCGTGCGTTGTGGCCTTGACTTGCCATAGAAATGTCAAATAAAAAATTTCCAAAATCTTTTCACAATGGCATATTTTGAATATGGCTGTGGCGTACTTCCGAACCATGAATTGGTTGCGTGTGGTGTGTATGACAGAGGAGGCATTTCGGCAGTTGGCATCTTGGAATCTGACCATACCATTACTGACTTTTCGAATGCTTCACAATATACCGCTAACATTGCAGCAGGTAACTTAAAAGTTATCAAAAACATTCGTGGTACAGTACCCGATGCCTCTCCGGTAGAGGGCGATAATCCAGTAGGATGTGGCCCCGATACAATCTTGAATGGTTTTAACTGGACTGCTACATGGCAGGACGCTAACACCACAAGCAATACGATTGACTTTTACTCTGCATTGAACACTCGTACTACTGAGTTAGTATTGTTCTTATGTGGCAGTAACGAAGTTCTTGTAGTAGACAACAAAGTGAATTATGTTTGCAACCCAGTAATGGTCCCTGCTAACAATAAGGAACTTCAGATGTTCAATTGTACTGCTCGTGCTTCAATCGGTCCAAGCGAATTGCCTCAGAAGTACACAGCACCTGCTGGAATCTTCGAGCTTTAGTAACTGCATTGCTGATCGCAGCGAACCCCAGTCTTTAAGTAGGCTGGGGTTTATTTTTGTCCCATGTTTACAATATGAAAGGGACGAGTCAGCTTATACCCTTATTTTGCAGACAGAATTATAAGGTTATGACCTTATGCAAATAATGATTTTGTTGATTGACAATTAATTACTTAAATTTGGGCATGACTACTGGAATTATTATGATGGCTTTTGGAAAGCCCTCATATTACCAAATGGCTTACAACCTTGCGTTGTCCATTAGGTTCTTCGACAAGGACATCCCTATTCAGTTAGTACACGATGACCAATGGGGCATTGTAGATGACGAGAAGTGGGTTTTCACTCATTTAACAAAGGTTGATAAAGAAGACTTGTTCGCTGATGGCAAGTTCTCTCCCGGTAAGGCAAAGACCCGAATAGACAAGTATCTGATGTTTGATAACAACATCTATCTTGATGTGGACGGCATTTGCTTGAAGCCTATCGCTCCTTTGATTGAGCAGCTATCTAAGCTTGATGGCTACTTCTACTCACAGACTGCTGCGTGGATGACCCCTGATGGTAAGACTCCAAAGGCTAATTTGAAGCGTGATGGCAACAACTTCCCCGAGATGCAATGGGCAACCTTGGAAACCATTTGGGAATTCCATAAGCTAAAGGATGATGCAGAGGTTGTTGCTATTAACAGCTCATTCATGTACTTGAAGAGGGGAGCAAAGCTTACTAAGTTCTACGATCAGGTAAGGGACAACATTGATAATGGCATTCCGATAGATAGGCTTGCTATGCCTTGGGGCAACACATACCCTGATGAGCTTGCATATAATATTGCTTGCGCTCAGTTTAAGGTTGACCCATTTGCAGGAGTTAACCCAGTCATGTTTCAATACCTTAATCCACTTAGGGACATTCCTGGTATGCACGAAAAGTATTACTTTTTAGGATTGTATGGCGGTATTGGATTTACCCATGTATCTGCTTGGGAGTATTCAGACAGATTACTACGAGTGTATCACAAAGAGCTTGGGTTGCTTCACAAATACAAGTGGCACTACTTAGTAAAAGACAAACACGCAGGTAAATCTAAACTATTAGTTAAGCGATGAAAGTAAGTATTATAACTACCTGCAAGGGCAGGCTAAGCCATCTGAAAGAAACTCTACCAACTTGGCTTGAGCAGCAAGGAAAGACTACCTACGAGATAATTGTAGTAGACTACGCTGACCCCGATGGCAGCTACGACTATGTTGCCTCTTTGGGCAATTCTAAAGTTAAGGCTATAAAGGCTACGGATTGTGGCGATTACTTTAACTTGAGCAGAGCAAGGAATATTGGCGCATTAGAGGCTCGTGGAGACGTCCTTTTCTTCTTGGATGCAGATGCGTACCTTGAGCCAAAGTTCTTGCATTACCACGTCTCTAAAGTGCTTGTAGATGGAAGCTACGTTACTGGCTGGGGCTATGGAGATGGAACTGGCTGCTGCTTGGTTTGGAAGAGAGACTTCTTGGCTGTAAGAGGCTACAATGAAGTAGTGGATGGCTGGGGATTTGATGATATTGATTTCTACTACCGATTAGACCAAAAGTTTAGCATTGACCATAAAAAGTTTTCTTTTGGCTTGACTACAATTAAACATAGCGATGATGAGCGTGTTTCTTTTTATAGAAACGGCAATCTCTCTCGAACTAATTTATTGAACGAGCAGAAGACTAAAAGAAGGTTTGTTAGCTGTATTCAATGAATGAACATCCTATTATTTTGAGCAAGCCTACTAAAATAAGAGTTATAACGAATTGGTGTGATAGCTTTTCTATCCATGATAGGATTATCGACCAATTTGTAAGCACTAAGCAGCTAAAGGATAACATACACTTTGTTACCGATGACTCTTACGAGTGGCTTATTGTCTTTAACGACAAGAAGGACTTTGATGTTAAAGTGCCTAAAGAAAATGTTATAGGCTTTATACAAGAGCCACCTAACCACGATTTCTTCGATAGGAATATCGGAAGCTATTGCGGAGTTGTTTATACCTGCACAGAGCCTTCTGCTTACGGCATAGAGGGAAATATTGTAGGCTTCCCTGCTGGTATGTTCTATCATATGGATGGAGATGTAGAGGAGTTCTTAGAGCCGATAGAGAAGAGTAAAACCCTATCTATGATTACCTCGGGTATCCGTGGTGGATTCTATGAGCATAGGCACAACCTGGCGAGAGCTTTGGCTTCTTCTAACTTCTGCGATGTGTATGGCAGAGGATTGGCTTATAGAGGCGTAAAGGGAGAGTTAAGGAATAAGGCTAATGGACTACTGCCTTATAAGTTCTCTGTCTGCATGGAGAATGGCATTTGGGATGACTACATTTCTGACAAGATTATAGATGCTGTGCTATGCTCCACTATCCCTATTTATGTAGGAGCAAGGAACATAAAGAAGCACATTCCCTTCGCTATCCAACTACAATCCTTCGAATCCCCGAGACACGCACTAAACGAAATAAACGAAATCATTCAATCGGTAAATTACGATGAATACATTTCGGACCTTAATAAGTGGAAGAGAAAGTACCTAAAGCATTACAATATTTATGAAAGAATCAAAAAAACAATCCAGCAAGCTTGATGTTAAGGATGGCTTTCTTTTCTGTGAGATAGCTCATTACACCAGCTCCAGCGTTCCTAAGATAGACTACGATGCTTTGGGTATTCGTCCTCCCGAAGAGGATAGCGATGGAGACTTTATATTCAGAGATGCTGCTTTTGCTTTGAGTCAGATAGATGCCTTACTACAAATCTCTGACGATTCTGAGGGATTCCCGAGGATGATGATTCTTATGGTTGAAGACAAGTTTATAGCAAAGGGATTGGTAGCAGACATTAAAAGCAAGCTAATATGAAAGAGATACATAGAATCATATCGAAGGTTTTAAGAGGGATAGAATCCCCTATCATTGTTGAAATAGGAGCGCATAAGGGAGAGGATACTATGCTTCTTGCTACTGTGCCTAATAGCTATGTACACGCCTTTGAATGCGACCCACGCAATCAGATAACGAGAATCCCTTTCAATGTTAAGGTGAACTACAAGGCTGTATCTGATAAAGATGGCATGATGGACTTTTGGCTTAGTGAGAGAGCTGGCTCTCAATGGAGTTGCTCTTCGAGCCTTATGCAGCCTAAGAGTCATTTAGATCAGCATCCCGATATTCGCTTCGACCAAAGGGTGCAAGTTAAGTCTACGAAGCTTACCACCTACTGCAAGGATAACAACATTCCTCACATTGACTTTTTGTGGATGGATGCACAAGGTGCTGAGGCTATCATTATAGAGGCTTCCATAGAGGCAATACAAAGAACCTCTTGGATTTACACCGAGTATAGTAATAAGGAAGATTTCCTTGGTCAAAAATCCTTAGATGAAATTATGTTAATTTTGGGGGAGGATTGGGAAGTAGAAAAAATGTGGGATTGGGATGTCCTTTTAAAAAATAAACGCTATGTGTAAGTGTGGTAAAAGAGGAGGAAAGCGATGACTATCGAACAAGCAACAGAATTGCTTGCGAACATCGCTAAAGAATACGCTGTTTACGAGCAGAAGAAGAAGTCTAATAAGGACTACGTTCCAAACTTCTATCCCACCTATCGTGAATGCGTAGAGATGGCTGAACGGCTTCGCATCCATTCGGACTACGATGCCTTCCCTGAGAAGCTATTCCGTGAGAAAGCACCCAATGAATTGCCTCATGAGTTTAACTATCGTAAGGCTATTTATAGACCCGTTACTGTTCCTTATTTCCATAAGGCTATTAACATTGCTGGTAGGGTTTGGAATAGGCAGAACTACGAGTTGAGATTCGACAATGCCAACCAAGAGCGGTATTTCAATGAGGAATACCCAAGATTTGGAAGCCTTGACAACTATTTCCAACAGATTGTAAGCTTTGAAACGCTAACAGACCCTAATGCTGTAATGGCTATTATGCCTATTAACTTGCAGTACTACGAGAATGGCGATTTCAATGATTCGATAGAAGTTACGCCAGTATCATATTGCTTTAAGAGCAAGCGTGTATGGGCATGGAAAGATGAGGAATTTGCCATTATTAAGTCTGACCAAAAGAGTTTGGTTAAGGTTTCTACCAATGGCAGAGAAGAGGAAGAGGGATTGGTTTTGTTTATCTTCGATAAGAACGAAATTCAGATAGCCAAGCAGGTTGGTAATAAGGCAGACTTCATCTTCGAGATTGAGCTGTACTACCGACATGAATTAGGCTACCTTCCATGCAGAAGACTTGGTGGCATTTCCGTGCAAGAGTCGGGAGACTACTACTATCAATCTTTCTATACTCCAGCTATTCCTGCTCTTGACCAAGCGGTGAGTGATTTCTCTACCTTGCAGATTTCTAAATTCAGCCATGCGTTCTTGCAGAAGTGGGAATACGTTGATGAGTGCGATACTTGTAATGGCTCAGGAGAAGTAGAGGGTGCTATCGGCTTTGAAGAAAAGGTAGCTATTGCTTGTAGCAGTTGTGGTGGCTCAGGCACTAAGCGTATGTTTGGTCCCATGAATGTCTACCAAGTACAAGCTCCTAACCGCTTTACCTCCGAGGTAGAGACTAAGGTAAACATTCCTCCTGCTGGCTTTATTGATGTGAAGCATGACATCCTTGAGTTCTTGAATAAGCAGGTTATTACCAACATTCAGATGGCTTTCGAGCTATTGAGTATTGACGTAATGAACAACGAGAAGATTTCGGGCAGAGAGACCGCTACTGGTAAGGCTATCGACAGAGAGGAGTTGTATTCTTTCTTGCTTCGCTTTGCTAATACTGTATTCGATGACTTCGAGTTTGCCATAGATACTATTGGCTCTATGCGCTATCGTAACGAGTGGAGTATGCCAGCAGTTCGCTATCCGCAGAACTTTGAGATGCGTACTGACGCAGAGCTTACCGAAGAGATTAAGAATGCTCCTAACTTCTCTCGTGCTATGCTTGCACAGCAGTACTTAGAAACTCGCTTCCCTATCCAAGAGATTAAGAGTGCTATCATGAAGCTTTCCGTTCAAATCGACCCATACTTCAACCTTGATGCTAAAGATGTGATGGCATTGGTTGCTTCGGGTATTGCTGAGAAATGGAAGGCTGTAATGCACTTCGAGATTGAGGCTATTGTGAAGGCTCTTGTTGAAGAGGACCAAGCATTCTTGGATAAGCCTATGCTTGAGCAGAAGGCTATGATAGAAGCTAAAGCTAAGGAGATGACTCCAGCAGTACAGAATGGACTTAATGTAGATGCTATTATTGGCGCACAATGACCGCAGAGCAGATAGAGAGATTGCTTCAAGATAACTACGATTCGGTTAATGATGAGTTCATGACTTACGTTGATCGTTCGCAGGAGGAAGCACTTGTCTTTCTTCTTGCTGCTTTAAATAGGCTGAAGTACGATGGACAAGAGGTGTCAGATAACGAAGAGAACTTTGCTATCATCTCTGCCCTTTTACTTCAGCTTTCTGCCTTTATGGGCAGGAGTTCTTACGCTGAGGGACTAAGGTATTTCAGTGATAAGATTAAGGAGCAATTTCAGCTCACAAGAGACTATTTCGATGCTTCTGATGCCATCGTATCACCTGAGCAACTTGAGTCCGTTACAGCGCAGGAAAACAACCTTCAGCGGTCTTCTATTGAGTCTCTCACCAAGATAGACGCATCCTTCTACGATACTATTCGTAATGCTTTAATTTTAGCTGTGATAGGTCGTTCTACTCGGGATACCTTAGAGGCTTCTATTAAAGAGATAGTAGTAGGCAATGCCAATCGTAAGGGCAGGCTATATGTCTTTGCCAATACACTTTCAGATACCTTATTTGCTTCTGTTGGGAGGGCTGTTACGATGTCTTTCGCTCGCTTTGCTGGATTTACTAAGTTTAGATATGCTGGTGGATTGATTCAAGATTCGAGAGACTTCTGCGTTGCTCGTAATGGCAATGTTTACGATGAGAACACTATTCGCTCATGGGCGAGCATCCCTACTTGGCAGGGCAAGATTCCAAATACAACAGCCACAACTATCTTCTACTACCTTGGAGGATACAGATGTAGGCATTGGCTTATCCCGGTTAAGGGATAGATTTTAAAGCGAAATGATTGATTTTCAATTGTTCTTACTTAACTTTATCAAAAAATAACTTTTATGGACAGAAAGATTAGGGCCGTTGGTCCTCGTGGAGTAATTTTTATTTCAGAGGCAACCGCAAGAAATGCTAAGTTTTTAGCTAAGTATGGTATTATGGTGGATGACGAAAAATTTGGGAAAGCCGAATTATCTCCCACTAAAATTGGTAAGGTAGTTATTGCTGCTGAACCTATTGAAATTGCAGAACCACCGAAAAAAAAGTTCCCAAAAGTAGAACCTAAACAAGATTAACCAAATAAATTAATTATGGCTATTGACCACAAAGAAATCAGCAAATGGCTGTTCGACAAAGAGGTAGAGTTTGAAGACCTCGACACATTTAAGTCAGAACTTGCAAAGAAGTATGTATCAAGAGAGATTGCAGCAGATGACGAAGACATCCGCAACAAAGTAACCGGCAAGACTCTCGGGACTCTTGAGACTAAGTTCAAACGCCAGTTTGGATTGACTGAAGAAGAAGTGAAAGGCAAGAAGCTTAGTGATCTTTTCGAACTTGCTGAAGGAAAGCAGAAAGGCTTGATTGAAGACTTGCAAGCACAGATTAAAGAGCCAGGTCAGACTCCCGAGGAGATTAAGGCATTGAGAGCCGAATTAGAAGACGCTCGTAAGCGCAGCAAAGAGCAGGAGCAGCTTGCTTCAGAACTCAATGTGAAGCTACAAGAGAGCGAAGGTGAGTTTAATACTCGCATCCATAAGTACATGGCAGAGATGGAACTGAACAAGATTAAAACATCTATTCAATGGGCTGATTCCGCTAACAGCTACGCTCGCAAGGGTTTTGAAATTGATATTGCAGAAAAGTTTAACTTTGCACTATCTGAAGGAAAGTTGATTGTTACAGACAAAGAAGGCAATCAGATTAAGAATGATAAAGGTACTGGATACCTTAGTCCTGATGAGTTAATGAAGACAGAGGCAGAAAAGGCAGGGCTTTTGAAGAAAGCTGGCGATGCTGGAAATAAGTCTACAACAACTCAAGTTTCTCTTCAGCAGACAACTGGCTCAAAAGACGGCCAAGTAAGGCGTTATATGCACCCTCGGGCAGCAGGACACGCTGATACTTTAAACCGCTCTACTGGTCGGTAATCGCACGACAAAGCTGTGTCACGATGGACATTAAACATCGAATGTGTGCCTCGGCTGGGCAATTAACAGCCATAAACCCATTTTGATTTTTTAACAATGTCTTACGCATTTTCTTCTTTCGTTTCTTGCCCTGATTTGCAGGGCCGCATTGATGAGGGTTACTTTAAAGCAGACCCTACAATGTTCCCAGGCCATATCAACACACTCCGTGCCGTTACATCTCCGATGAACGAAGCTGGTGTATTGCAAAGCCAAATTGATTCTAAGAACGGTCACTATCGTGCCGTTGAGGTAGTTTACCAGCCTCGTATGTCTGACGCAGATACTTCAAGCTCTGCTGAACTTACTTGTGCTGCTGGCCCTACTTTTGGTGAAACTTCTAAGTTGTACACCATCGACCCTACCGAGGGTGCTTCACGCAATTGGAGCATTTCTTTGGATGCTCTTGCTCCACGTTGTGAGAGCGATGAGAACTACGTTGCTCGCCAATTGGCTATGCATATGCAAGCTATCAAGCGTTCAATCAACTCTGAGGCTGTAAGCTTCATCTCTACCAACTTTGGTAAGTTAGAGGGTGGTGCTGCTTTGTTGACTACCAAGACTAAGAACACTACTACTGGTGTTTACTTGGATGACTTCTTGAGCGATGTTACTTACGCTTACCAGGTTGCTGAAGGTTGGGATCGCCCTATCATCGTAGGTGGTGAGTTGACCCACAAGTACATGACCGCATTGAAGAGCCATTGCTGCGCTACTGTAAACGTAGACTTAGAGGCAATGATGCAGAGCGATGCTCAGTCATACTTCTTCTTCGAGCCTAAGGCTGACAGCGTGTTTGGTGCTGGTGAATTTGCTTTCATGGCCCCAGGTGCTATTCAGATGCTTCGCTACAACGCTTTCAAAGGCGCACAAGGCATCCGTGTAATTGATGATGAGGCTATCAAGAAGGGTACTATCGTAGACCCTGAGACTGGCTTAGAGTTCGATTACTATGCACAGCTTGATTGTAACACTTGGAAGTTTTGGATGGGACTTAGCTATAAGTTCGTTACCTTGCCTGAGGATATCTTCTTGGCAACTGACGAGTTAGCTGATGTTAACTACATCTTCAACGGAAAAGTATCTAACTAATCCTTTTGATGTGATTGTTAAGGGGGGTGCTGAAAAGCATCCCCTTTTTTTGTATTAACTTTGGCATATGAGTTGCTGGGACAATGTAATAGGTATTAGGGGGTTGTGCGAGGCACAGACTCCTTCGAGCGGTCTTTATATTAATGACCTTACGGGTATATCCATTAAGGATTTAAACGCAGGTGTTAACGAGGAGGATGCGACAGCATTTACGCTCATTCAGAGGAAGGTAGATCAGGCTGCTACTATGATGCAAGCCGAGGCTTTATCTTACCTCTATAATAGGTGGAACTACACTACGAGCGCATGGGATGGCGTTGTTGGCTATTTCCCTGAGTCGCTACGATCACTTGCTGCTGCTCCCGTTTATCGAGGCATCGGAATGCGTTACAGACAAGCTGACTACATCTCTGTTTCGGTGAATGCTGTTACGTTGTTGCTCCCGGTATCTACTACGGTTAACGTACTTGTGGTAGACTTGATTACAGGCACTACCTTAGACACTATCCCTATTACTACGATTGCCAATACTCCCGTTCGTGTTGTTGCCAATAAGAAGTACACGAGCAATGGGCAGATGTTGAATCTTGCCTTTGTTTACAATGCTACTTCTATTGCTTCTTTTCAGACTGGGTTATATCCTACTTATAGCTGTGGTGGCTGTGGTAGAGCGCAGCGTTGGTATGAGAATATGCTTGAGCGGACCATTGAAATCCCTACTGGAGGCAGCATCTTAGAGCAGAATATTAATGGTGGTAGCTGGACTGGTGGCTTGAGTGTAGACTACCAAGTAGCTTGCAGTTTTGAGAGTCTACTGTGCGCTCATATCGGACAGTTGGGTTATCCTTTGCTCTACAAGGCAGGGATGCTTATCCTAAAGGAATTAGAGTTCTCTAAGAGGCTTAATGGCATCGTGGTGTTTAATAGAGAGCGCAACCAAGAGTTGGCTACCTATTACCAAGAGCAGTACGATAATTATATGCAGCGTTACTTTGATGCAGCGCAATTGCCTAATACTGGCTGCTTTGCTTGTAAGCAGAGAGTGCGCCAGGTAAGCCGAATCCCATGACCCCTGAGCAGTTTATAGCGCAGTTAAGGAGACAGAAGAGTACCTTGCAAGTTGCAGCAGAGCAAGCTTTGGAAGAGGCTGCTAAGGCTACGCACATGAAGGTTACTGGAAGGATTTTTACTGCTGGTAAGGCTGCTGATGATAGCAAGATAGGCAACTACTCTACTAAGGAGTTAGTTGTTTCTAAGAAGGCATTCCATAACAAGGCAGCATTCAAGCAGAGTACAAGAGCTAATAAAAGTGGTGGTACGAGACCGATGTACATTAAGTTTCCCAATGCTAAGAAGGCTACGCCAGTAATGGTATTACCGGGAGGTTATAAGCAGCTCAAGCAAATTCAAGGCATGAGAAGTGGCTATGTAGACTTAGTGTATTCGGGACGCACACAGAGGGCATTTTTAGGCTCTCTAAGGAAGTTTGGCAGATATGGATGGGCAGCAATCATGCGAGGCACTAAAACCGCTGAGAAGGCTGTATTGAATGAAAATAAGTTTGGCAAGAAGATATTTGCTCTCACTAAAGAGGAGGAAGTTTTCTTTTCAAGGAGGTTTGTAAGCACCTTTAATAAGAAGGCTCAAATAGATTAACTTTGTGATATGATAGTAACGGACATTACATCTGAGATATTTGCTCGACTGAAGGATTACCAGCTTGTAAGGCATTATGGCTTTGCTGAGATGCTTCCTGATGGGGAGGCTACTATCCCTGCTGTATATTGTTCTAATGGCGATTATAAGCACGTTATAAACGACTATGAGTGGTCTGAAGGCATTGCTTACATCCGTTACAATGGCACAGAGACTACTACTTTTAGCGATGCTGAGTTCATTGGCTGCCAAGACCTCTTGAATGTGATTTTCCCTATGCGCTTAGTGATTATAGGCAAGCGTAAAGGGCAGAAGCCATACGAGGTAGCATCGTTGATTAGAAGCAAGATTACGGGTATGTACGAGGGTATTGCTCGTGCCTATGGAGCTGTCTATGTAGATGTGACTTCTTCTGCTATCCAATATGATATTCGTACTAACTTAAACAGCGAGTTTGATGGTGCTGATGTAGCCTGGGATACCGAGAACTATATTATCTCTGTTGACTTGAATATAGAGGTTCGTGGCGATGCTTCTTGCTTGGATGATACGCCTCCATGCGAGGGATATGAAATAGGTGTAAATGACTTAGAGTTATGGGCAGCTATCTATCCTGCATACGAAGCTCGATGTGATGCCGATGGCGCACCTGCTGATAGCGTTACTGCTTCTGCTTGTGCATTGGATGCATTTGAAGAAATACCTTACCCTCAGGAGGACTTAGCCTCTGACTCTGATACAACCTTAATTTATATTTGATATGTCTCGTAAAAGAATTATACAGCTACCACCCTCCCAAGGAGGCTTAGATAGCCAATACCTTGCTGTTGATCGTGAGGGAACTCTAAGCGCAGAGAAGATTGCTATGTCGCAGGTTAAGGACTATGTTCTTAGCACAATACAGCCTCCTTCTGCTTTAAACTTCTTTGACTTCAGTAGCTCAAGCGTAACGAGCGGTAGCCAGGATGTGTGGACTCCCTTAGTTGCGAGTGTGACTCAAGGCTTTCAGCGTAATGGTGTTTCTGTTGCTTCTAATGGATTGATTAGCTATAACGGCACTCCTAAGCAGTTTCAGTTTAGCTTTATTGTGTCTTTGATTGGCTCTTCAAACAGAAAGATACACGCTGCGATGTTTAAGAATGGCTCTCTTTGGCCTTGCTCTGAGTTTGTGCAAGTGCTTCCTTCGGGAGCGGAAACAAGCATTCCTTCGCAATGTACTATTCCTTTGGCTGCTGGAGATACTTTAGAGGTTAGGGTTAAGTGCAGCAACAATACATTGAGCCTTACCCTTGACAATCTCAATGTGATTATCAAAGAATTTTAATTGATTAAATTTGCAACATGGCATTAGGAAATTTAACTTCATTTGACATCTCTAATAGAATAATCTATTTGGCTTATTCTGATGGCAGGGAGTGGTATGTTCCTTATAAAGCCGTTATAGCCACTCAGATAGACCCTACAAGCGGTGTATATGAGGGGTATATTTACGAGAAAGGTCTTGTTGGAGAGAGTCTAAAAGCCACCCAGCCTGATTTAGTTGCCTTAGGCAGCAGCGTAGTTGGATTTATTTCTTCTATCAATAACGGCATAGGCATCTTACTTGATTATGAGGCTTATGAGCTTCGTGCTGATGCTGATGGCTCTACTGCTGATAGTAAGCTTGCCTCTGATTGTGGTTTATCAGCAATGTTACAAATATTAATTTAAGCAAAACAAATATAATGGCTACACCATCGTTATTACTAATACCCGACCGCTACAAAGCTGCTAAGTTATATTCCCAAATCCCCGACAGCGGTGCTGGCGATTTGACCTTTGCAAGAAACTCAAACGCCACACGGGTAAACTCCGCAGGGTTGATAGAGAAGGTGCGGACTAATTTAATTTTGCAGAGCGAAACGTTTTCAAACAATACTGCTTGGCCTAAATTAAATAGCGCAACAATTACCGCAAACACCTCAGTTGCGCCCGATGGTACAACAACCGCAGATACTTTGACATTGACTACAAATGCATCAAGTTCAATATATCAAGCAATAACAACAGTATCAGAATTGACCTTTAGTGTTTACGCTAAAGTAGCCAGCGGAACAAAAAACTTTAGATTGCGTGTTGATAGGATATCACCGATTGAATCTGCGGATTTTACTGCTACTACAACTTGGCAGAGGTTTACATTTACAGCAACTACTACCACAAGTGGTAACGTATATATAATTAACGATTCAACTGGTACGGCTGGAGATTTAATTATCTGGGGCGCACAACTCGAAACTGGCGACATAGCAACCCCCTACATCCCTACGACTACCGCAGCTGTATCAGTAGGCATTACAGCTAACATCCCCCGATTAGACTACACGGGCGGTGGCTGTCCGAGTTTG